ATTGGGGATCTTGAGCATGCGACGTTCAGCAATATCGAGGAACAGTCCCTTGAGTTTGTGACCTACAGCCTGCAGCCGTGGCTCACCCGAATCGAGTCTGCAATCTCCCGGTCACTCTTATCGAAGGACGAGAAGAGAGTCTATTACGCACGATTTAACGTGGACGGGCTCCTTCGCGGCAACTACGAGAGCAGGATGCAGGGATACGCGACCGGCATCAGCAATGGCTTCATGAGCGTCAACGATGTGAGAAAACTGGAGAACTGGGATCTGATTCCGGACGCAGAAGGCGGCAACCTCCTGCTCGTGAACGGGACGATGACTCCGCTTCGTGCGGCAGGGGCAGCTTACGGAGTAACACCGGAACAGCCCGAGAAAGAGAAGAAAGACGCCATGGAGAAGGAGGATAGCACGACACGAAAAGCGAAGATCCGGGAGTCCCCCGGAAAGAAGAAACGGCAGAACGAGATGGAAAGGAGCAGCCGATGAACAGGTTTTGGAGATGGGTGCAGAACAAGGCACCCGATAACGGCACGTCACCTAAGGAGCAGGAGAGAACCCTGTTTCTTGATGGCGCAATCGCAGAGGATGATCCGTGGTTTGATGACAAGGTAACACCAACGGTCTTCAAGGACGAGCTGGGAGAGGGGAAAGGTCCCGTAACCGTCTGGATCAACTCCCCGGGCGGTGATGTCTTTGCCGCTGCCCAGATCTACAACATGCTTCTGTCCTACCCGGGGCATATCACAGTCAAGATCGACGGTCTTGCCGCTTCGGCTGCATCGGTGATCGCAATGGCAGGAGATGAGGTACTCGTCTCTCCTGTGTCGATGCTGATGATCCACAATCCTTCCACGTTTACCATAGGAAACAAGTCTGACATGGAGAAGGCGATTTCGATGCTGGATGAGATCAAGGAGTCCATCATCAATGCCTACATGAACAAGACCGGGCTCTCCAGAAAGAAGCTCTCGGATCTCATGGATGCGGAGACCTGGATGAACGCAAGGAAGGCAGTGGAGCTCGGCTTTGCAGATGCGGTGATGACGCGAAAGGAGCTGGAAGGTTCCTTGGACTTATCAGGGGAGGAGGTACCTCTGGCCAAAACAGAGCAGAAAGCGGCAACAGAGAGTAAGCCGGAGGGCAACCTGGAGAACAAACCGGAGAAATCTGCTGGGGATGACAAAATTGGAACGGGCAACACCCATGACAGAAATGGAACGGGCTACCTGTTCCAGACGAGAGCACTCGCAACAGCCTTTCTGAACAAGGTAGAAAATCTCTCGGCGAAAGAAGAGATCCCTGTCAATACGATAGAGGAAGGCCCAGACAATGGGCTTTGTGTGAAGCCGGATGACAAACCAAAAGAGCAGGTAGAAAAGACAGGGAATGAAGCGACGGTGGAAAAAATGAACCCGCCAGAGAACACAGGTAAAGATGGGACGCGGAAGGTAGAGGACCTCATGGCGCGTCTTGATCTGATTCACTCGCTCATGTGAGCGGCAACAATTCCAAGGAGGAATGGACATGACTTTAAACGAACTGTACACAAAGAGAGCAAACGTCTGGGAGAACGCAAAGAACTTCCTGGACTCTCACAGAGGAAAGGACGGGATCCTCTCTGCAGAGGATGGAGAGACTTATGACCGGATGGAGAAGGAGATCACAGACCTTTCCAGGGAGATCGGCCGCCTCGAGAGACAGGCAGAAATTGAGAAGGAGCTCTCCCAGCCGACTACTGCTCCCCTTGCAGGAAGACCTGAGGGGGAGGCGAAGGATAAGAAGACGGGCAGAGCATCCGACCAGTACGCAAAGGCGATGCTTTCTGCGATCCGCTCCAACTTCCATCAGGTATCCGATGTCCTGCAGGAGGGAATCGATGCCGATGGCGGATATCTGGTTCCCGAGGAGTGGGACAACAGACTGATCGAGGCACTCGATGGTACAAATATCATGCGGGAGCTTGGCACGAAGATCACCACCTCCGGTGAGCATCGCATCAACATCGCATCCACCAAACCCGCTGCGGCATGGCTTGAGGAGGGCGGTGCTGTCGCCTTCTCCGACGAGAAGTTTGAGCAGAAGATCCTGGACGCACACAAGCTGGCGGTCGCAGTAAAGGTCTCTGAGGAGCTGTTATACGATAACCAGTTTGACCTGCAGAATCACATCATCACCCAGTTTGGAAAGGCGATCTCCAATGCGGAGGAGGACGCCTTTCTGAACGGCGATGGTACTGGCAAGCCCACCGGTATCTTCGATGCGGCGAACGGCGGTCAGGTGGCAGTGACGACGGATACGGTGAAGCTCACCTCCTCGGACATCATCAACCTGATCTATTCCTTGAAGAGACCGTACCGGAAGAACGCGGCGTTCATCATGAATGATGCGGTGATTGCTGCAATCCGCCAGCTTAGGGACACGACCGGTGTGTATCTGTGGCAGCCCTCCTTCCAGTCCGGTGAGCCGGATCTGCTCTGCGGCTATAAGGTCTACACCTCCCAGTATGCACCGGCTCTTGCAGTTGGCGCACCGGCGATCGCTTTTGGCGACTTCTCCTACTACAACATCGGAGACCGCGGAACGAGATCCATGCAGCAGCTCAGAGAGCTCTTTGCGGGCAATGGCATGATCGGATTCGTTGCCAAGGAGAGAGTGGACGGCATCCTGGTTCTCCCTGAGGCAGTACAGATCCTGAACGTCAAGAAGGCCTGATCGGATATCCGGATAATACTGGAACCTGGAGAATCTGGAACCAGATAATCCGAAGACCTCGGACAGACACTTCTCATACACCCCTGCAGGCGGATCCGCCTGTGGGGGATTTCTTTGGAGGCGGGACATGGTGACATTGGGTGAAGTGAAACAGTACCTGCGGATCGACTTTGATGACGAGGATGCACTCCTTGAGGATCTCATCAGGACCGCCGAGAAGATCTGTGCAGATGTCCTTCGGACGGATGATGTGAACCAGGTATACGATTTTCCAAACGGCAAGACCGCAGTGCTCTACACCATTGCGGTTCTCTATGACCAGCGTACCGATGCGGATCTTCACATGCTCACGCTGACGCTCCGGGCTTTTCTGTTTGGTGACAGGAAGCCCGTTTTTTAATGAGGAGGCAGGATGAGCAGAGTAAAGGGCTTCGATCCCGGAAGACTGAACCACCGCGTTGTCATCAAGCGGTACAGGGAGACTGAGGATGATCTTGGAAACACGATCAATCAGCTGGTTCCCGTAAAGACCGTATGGGCGGAGATCCTTCCCGTCAAGGGCAATGAGGCGTTCGAATACTACAAGAACAACAACACAGAGACGTACAAGATCCGGATCCGGGCAAAGGCTGTGCCGGATCTTACCGAGAAGGATGTGATCTCGTGGAAAGGTCGACAGTTCCTGATCCAGACGATCGTAGATCTTCGCATGGATGGCGTGTACTACGAGATCCAATGCGTCGAGGACAGGGATCACAGCGTGGCGGAAGCAGAAGATGCAGGAACAGGAGAAGATGGATGAGTACATCAGCAAAACAGAGGGCTCCGAATCGGAGTCTTTGATGAAGTAACCGGAAGGGAGAAGGAATGGCAGAGGAACAGATAGAAATCAGAGGCGTGGATGAGCTTAAGGCAAATATCATAAAGGCCCTCCAGATTGGTCCGGATAAGATGAACAAGGCGATGCGGAAGGCAGTGAGAGGCTGGCAGGAGGACGTCAATTCGAAGTTCCCAAGACCGGACTACGGCGACGACAGCAGATGGAAACACGCATTTGCAAAGAGCTGGAAGCAGGAGATTTCTCAGTCTCTCTGGGGGTACCCGGATCGCGCAGAGGTGACGAACTCTCACCGCCTTTTCCACCTTGTTGAGAACGGACACCGGATGGTCCTGAACGGAAAGGAGACTGGCAGCTTTGTTCCAGGGAAGCATTTCAAGGACTCCGTCAACAAAAAGTACGAGGAAGTATACCCCGAACTGCTGGCCCAGGCCGCAGAAGAAGTACTGAAGAATGCGGGGCTGCTCTGAGAGGGGGCTGAAAATGATCCATTACAGCGACGTCATCAGAGCGGTAAACGGAATCCTGAAGGATCTCTATCCGAAGATCAGAAGGTACGGCAATGACACCATCGACAAGGCGGTGCCGCCGTACTTTTTTGCTGAGTGTGTTTCCACCGCTTCGAACCATGAGTCGGCCAACATGCAGAGAAACTCCTGCACCGTCTACATCAACTACATCCAGAAGACTCCGGATCAGGCAGACAACCTGAAGAAGTACAGCGAGATTTTTGATGCGCTCAGGATGACGCTGAATATCCAGGATCCGGAGCATGCAGATGTTGTCCGGCATCTGACCTACACGAACTATTCTTACAGCTACACAGGGGAGAACCGAAATGATCTGCAGATCAGCTTTGACCTCTCCTGGTATGAATCTACGCAGGAGACACCGGATGAGAAGATGCAGGACGTTTTTCTGCGCACACTATTGAAGGAGGAAGAAAATGTCTAAACTTACATCGCCGAGTATAACGATCACCTTCACGGAGCTTGGTGTATCGGCAATCACAAGAGGAAATCGGGGAATCGCCGCTGTTGTTCTGAAGGATACTGCAGCGTCTGTCGCGTCTATCCTTTCCGCATAGGACATCCCCAGCACGCTGTCGAAGCTCAACCAGCAGCTTCTTCTTGACGCCCTGAAAGGATACACCAATGCGCCAAAGAAGGTCATCGCCTACGTCATGACTTCTGAGAAGGACATGACAGAAAACTACAAGGCTGCAGAGACCTACTTTGAGTCGGAGGATGCGGACTACATCGCCTGGCCTTACGCGGAGACGGATGGGAAGGGCGAGGAGATTGCATCCTGGGTAAAGGCGCTTCGGACGAACGAGCACAAGAAGACCAAGGTGGTTCTCTCGAACCAGGCTGCAGATACCGATGGCGTCATCAACTGGACAACAGCTCTTAAGAGGGCAGTCTCCACCACAGCGGATGATGGGACGATCTCCACAACGATTGTGGATGTCACCCCGGAGCAGGGAACAGCCAGGATTGCAGGTCTGCTTGCCGGCACCGGAATCGCCTACTCTGCAACCTATGCACCGCTGGAGGACTTCGTCGACTGCACAAGACTCACAAAGGAGGAGAGAAACACAGCAGTCGGAGCAGGAAAGCTCCTTGCCTTCTGGGATGGCGAAAAGGTAAAGCTCGACCGTGCCGTCAATTCCTTTGTCACCACGGTTTGGGGAAAGGGTGACTCGTTCAAGAAGATCAAGATCGTGGAAGCCCTGGATCTTATCCAGCACGACATCCGGCAGACGATCGAGAACGACTACGTTGGTAAGTTTGCAAACACCTATGACAACAAGCTGCTCCTGGTCACCGCGATCAATGCGTACTTTGACACCCTCATCGATGATGACGTGCTCTCCGCGAGGGAGTGCTCGATTGATGTGGATGCGCAGAGAACGTATCTCAAGAGTATCGGGAAGCCTGCTGTCATTCCGAATGCAGCTGAAGCCATCGAGAAGGCAGTGGATGACTGCACAGATGATGAGATCAAGCGCGCCAACACCGGATCCCATGTGTTCCTGAAGGCCGTGATTTCTGTCCTGGATGCGATCGAGGATATCGATCTCGACATCACGATCTGATGGGAGGAGGTGAAAAAGCATGAAGAACTATGACAGCAACCGGGTTATGAACGGCACTTATGGAGAGGTGTGGTTCGATGATGAGTACCTGGCAGAAGTGGAGGAGGCAAAGGCTGAGGTGGACATCACCTACTCCGATGTCTCCCGGGTAAGAAAGCTCTTTGCCGGGAAGAAGATGACGAAGCTCGAGGGCAAGATCCCGATCAAGCACCATCACGTCCGCTAAAACATCGCGGACAAGGTGGCAAACTGCGTGAAGGAGGGAAAGACCCCTTCCTACAAGATCCTGATCAAGCTGGATGATCCCGATGCATTCGGAGCAGAGCGGGCAGTGTTCTACGCCTGCAAGCCGAGCAAGATTACGTTTTTTGACTGGAAGGCTGCAAACCTCACGGAGGAGTCCTACGACTTCACGTTTGAGGATTTCGACTTCCTTGACAAAGTGGAGGTGCACTGATGGCAGGAACGCTTGCTGAGAAGCTGATGAAACTGGATCGCGGAGACATGACCGCGGCAAAGAAGATGGAGGTGTATGCACCGACTCTCTCTAAGAAGCTGGGAGAGAAGACGATGGTAACACTCCACTCCCTCCCCGGATCCCTCTATTCCGACATCGCGGGACACAGCACAAACAAGTCGGGGAACTACGAGGCGTCCAGAGGGTATGACGCACAGGCGATGCTCGTCGCGGATGCGATCGAGGGAATCGATGTGAAGGACGAGGCACTACAGAAGCACTTTGGCGCTGCAACCCCAAAGGACCTTGTGAAGATCCTGTTTCCCGGCGGCGAACTGACAAAGATGGCACAGATCGTGGGCTATCTTTCCGGGTTCGTTGATGCGGAGGATGCAGGGATTGAAACCACGGATGCAGAGGAAGACGGCATCAGTTATAAGAACGTAAAAAACTGATCCAGACGGACGGAGATTTTCAGGCGATGTACTACCTCTTTGTGAACCATCACCTCCCTCCGTCCGTTTACTTTGACGCATGCTACTGGGACAGAATGCTGATGCGGTGCTTTATCCAGATCGAAGCAGAGGACTATGAAGAAGCCAGAAAGGAGGCAGGGCTGTGAGTGAAAAACATATCGACGTTGTCTTCTCTCTGGTGGACAACTTCTCGCAGAACTTCGAAAAATAGATCAATGCCCTGACAAACGGCTCCAAATCCGCCCAGCGCGCATGGAAGAAGGTCGGGCAGACCGGAGAGTCGATTGCCTCTGTGGGTACCGGCCTTTCGGCAGCCGTAACTGCTCCGCTTGTCGGTCTTGGCGTGACCGCCACAAATGAGTTTGGCGAGGTGGATAAGTCCATGAAGCTCGTGCAGGCAACCATGGGTGATGCAGCATGGGCGACCGGGGATCTGAGTTCTGCCATGAAAGACGCGGCATCGAATTCCACGTTCGGTATGCAGGATGCTGCGGACGCAGCGCTCAACTTTGCACGGCAGGGATACAACGCCCAGGAGGCAAGCGATATGCTGGCGCCTTCCCTGGCGCTTGCTTCCGGCACGGCCACTGACCTTTCTGAGGTCACAGGGGGTCTGGGTAATGCCCTGAAGATGTTTGGTGCACAGTCCTCTGAGGCTTCGACTTATGCAGATGTTCTTGCGAAAGCGCAGGCGTCTGCAAATACCACCACGAGCGACTTGTTCGAAGCAATGAGTGAGGCAGGTCCTGTGGTCAGCTCTGTCGGCTGGTCGGTGTCTGATCTTGCTACCATTACCGGTATCTTTGGGAATGCGGGCATCAGCGGTTCGGAAGGCGCCAATGCGCTGAAAACCGGTATCGCAAGACTGGCATCACCCGCCAAGGATGGATCCGAGTGGATGGAAAAGCTCGGCGTAAACGTGTTTGATTCCCATGGCAAGATGAAGGACATGCTGACAGTTCAGGAGGATCTGCATGACGCTTTCATCGGCCTTTCTGATTCTGAGAAGATGTCCGCTGCATCCGCAATCTTTGGCAAAAACCAGATGGCCAAGTGGCTGACACTGATCGAGGCGTCCCCTTCGGACTTCAAATCTCTGAGCAGCAGCATCGATGACTCCTCCGGATCCGCCCAGTCCATGTCGGACGCTCTCATGTCCGGTGTAGGCGGCTCGATGGAGAAACTCAAGTCGACCTTCGACGTGTTCAAGTACAACATCGGGCAGACAATCGGCGGTGCGGTCCAGCCCTTCATCGAAAAGGTCACGGATCTGATTGATGCGTTCAATAACTTAAGCCCAAAGGAGCAGCAGCATATCGAGAAGATCGCTCTGATCGCCGCGGCAATCGGTCCTGTTCTTGTCATCTTTGGCAAGATGGTATCCGGCATTTCCAAGGTTGGCGTATTCATCAACGGCCTGATGGTAGCTGGCGGGAAGCTCGGCGGCGTGTTTGCAACTGCAGGGGCTGGCGGGAAGCTCTTTGGAGGAATCCTCTCTGCACTCACTTCTCCGGCGGCTGTCGTGATCGGGATCCTTGCCGGAATTGTCCTTGCTACGATCCTTGTCTGGAAGAACTGGGATAAGATCATGGCAGCATTCGAGAAGGCAAAGACAAGGCTCCAGCCATTGATTGATCTCTTCAAGGCTGTCGGGAAGGTGATTGAGGCAGTGGTCGGTGCAGTGAAGAACTTCGCCGATGGCTTCAGGCAGGGCTTCTCTGAGACGGCAGATGGATCCGGACTGAAATCCGGCATTGGAGCAGGGTTTGAGGCGATTAAGAAGGCGATCCAGCCGCTCATGCCGTACATCAGGAAGATCCTGCCTGTTCTCACAGATGTGTTCAGGAAAGCAGCGGACTTTCTTCAAAAGCACGGCCCCAAGATCCAGGAGTTTGGCCGGAAGGTTGGAGAGGTCGTCGGGAAGATTGCAACAGTAGTCGGGACGGTGCTTGGCGGTGCTTTCACCCTGGCCGGGAAAGTGATTGGGACCGCGATCAGTGTCATTATCGGCGCAATGAAAGGCCTTATGACAGGTATCAAACCGATTGTAGATGGAGTGAAAAAGATCTTTGGCGGCATCGTCGATTTCATCACCGGTGTCTTCACGGGTGACTGGGAGAAGGCATGGCAGGGTGTCGTGGATATCTTCTCCGGAATCTTTGAGACCCTGACCGGGATCGCAAAGGGCATCATCAATGGGGTATCCGGAGCGATCAACGCCGTCATTGGTGTGATCAACGGGATGGGCTTTACGATCCCTGACTGGGTGCCGGTGATCGGCGGTAAGAGCTTTTCCGTGGGCATCCCAACGATTCCTCAGCTTGCAAGCGGCACGCAGGATTGGAAGGGCGGTATCGCCCAGGTATCGGAGCGCGGTGGTGAGATCATTGATCTTCCCAGGGGCTCCCGCGTGTATCCCCATGATGCTTCAGTGCAGATGGCAAAAAGAGATACCGTGCGTCCGAACATCACAATCGCAAAGCTTTCGGATTCCATTGTGGTACGTGAGGAGGCAGACATCGACAGGATTGGAAACATGCTGGTCCGGAAGCTCATGGCTGCCAGCGACAACATGGGCACAGTTCCCGCAGGAGGCTGAATATCAGGAGGCTGATATGAAGAAGAGAATCATGATCTGGAGAGGAGGATAGTATGCAGATCTGGATTAAGTCGGGGAGCAGATCCTTAAGGTTCCCGGTCCTTCCGGCTGAATACAGCATCCGGCTTGGTAGAGATATCGAGACTGTAACGGTAAATGCCATCGGCGAGGTGGATCTAGGTGGGAAGAGAACACTGGACGAGTTTTCATTCTCGAGCTTCTTCCCCAAAAACTTCGATCCTTATTACTGCGACTGCAGGTCTGCTGCTCCCATGCAATGTGTGGACACAGTCCAGAAGATCATGAGGAGTTCTACAGCAAGACTGATTCTGACGGGTGTCGGGTCCTTTCGGGTCCGTATCCCGTCTTTTGAGTATAAGGAAAACGATGGTTCGGGTGACGTGTATTTCGACATCAGTTTTAAGGAACACCGGCCCATCTCCGTTCCCTCTTCCGATGTTGTCCGGATCGGTGAGACCAAAGAGAACACCATCTCCAAGGAGCTCACAAGGGCAACCGAGGATTCACCTCAGGAAAGTGTATACACGGTGAAGAAGGGGGACTGCCTCGCATCGATTGCAAGAAAGATGACAGGGTCCTCCTCATGGAATGAACTCTATGAAAGAAACAGGGATGTCATTGGCAGCAACCCGAACAGGATCTATCCCGGCATGCAGCTGACCATACCGAGAACCGAATCGTAATCGCAGAGTGAAAAGAACGCCGTTGCCACATACAAGACAGAAAAATGCGTGGAATCCACTCGAAAAGGAGCAGAAAGGAGGCGTCATGATCTATGTCCATCTGATTTCAAAAAGTACCGGAGCAACCTATGACATCACAAACGCCTGCTCGAAGCTGGTGTGGTCCGGTGACTATGCCGAGTCTGGAAGGAAGCTCTCTTTCGACTACCTGAATGCCCCATATGACCCGGATTTGAAACTCCCGGCGATTGCCTGCGGGGACATGGTGACGGCATACCTTTCGCAGGGTAAGAGCCCTGTCTTCACAGGCCAAATCTTGGCAGTGGAGCGCTCCTCCCAGATCGGTACGATCACCTACACCGCCTACGATGCCGTTCATCAGATGACGAAGTCGAGGACGACAAAGAACTTCAAGAATACCTCGCCGGAAGGAGTTGCAGCCCTCATGTGTCAGGAGATGGGGCTTGGCGCAGGTGTGATCTATGAGACAAAGGTCCCGATCCCCTCGATGCTCTGCAGCGACATGTCCTACTACGACATCATCATGGCAGCATACACCAAGGCGCATGACCAGACCGGCGATAACTACATACTCTCCGTGGACGGTGAAGGAAGACTCTGTGTAAAGAAGGCAGAATGGATCATTCAGGGCTTTACGCTGTCCGACACACGAAGCATCACAGAGTCTGACATTCTGGAATCCGTTGATGACATCGTCAACCGAGTTGAGATCTTCAGTGATACCAACGAGAAGATCGGCGTGGTTCAGGATGATTCGAGTATTTCCTCCTACGGCGTATTTCAGGAGACCTACACCCAGGAGGAAGGCACGGATGCGAATACTGCTGCAGCAAAGCAGATCCATACCAGGCCGACACAGTCCATCCGGATCTTGGCGGTTGGGGATGTGCACTGCCTTGCCGGGAACTTTGTTGTTGTTCATGACGGTGCGACAGGACTTTATGGAAAGTATTTCATCAAGTCGGATACCCACACCTGGTAGAACGGCGTGCACCAGATGGAACTGGAGATCTCATTCGATTCTCTCATGAACACGGTGGAGTCATCTGATGAGGAGGAGACATGAGTTGGCAGAGCGACATGGTAGGGATGATGAGAAAGCAGGGAGCTGTGAGCAATACCCCAGGTCTTCAGATGGGAAGAATGACAGGAGAAAGCTCCTGCAAAACCGGTGACCTGGATCTTTCAAGTGCAGACCTGTACATCCCGGACCGACTTTTGAAACCAATGGCGTATGAAGTGGATGCCAGTATCGACAAGGATCATGGCTTTCATGACAGGACCAAGTACATCGAGCCTTTGAAGGCAGGTGACCTTGTAGTGCTGTACCGGCTCTCTGATACGAAGTACGTCATCCTCGATCGGGTGGCGGCGGGATGAAATGTGGTACAGGATCTGGATTTACTCGGGATTTGAAATAGCCGGAAAGGAGGAAAACGCATGAGCCTTTTGCCATAGTTCGCCGTTTTGGAAGCACCGACCAGTACCGATACGCTGGAGATCCCAAAGGAGTACGGGATTGATTTCAAGACCGGGCAGCTTTCGGGAGAGATTGTAGAGAAGAAGGAAGCTATCAAGGTCTGGATCTGGAACTGCCTGCAGACACAGCGGTATCGGTTCGCAATATACTCCTGGGATTACGGCGTAGGCCTTGAGCAGTATATCGGCAGGACCCTGTCGGAAGAGTACATCCAAACGGACTGCGAGAGTGAGATCCGGGAGGCAATGCTGATCAACCCATGGATTACGGACATCAGGGACTTTGTTGCGAAGAGGTCCGGTTCGAGACTCTCCATCAGTTTTACTGCAGTAACCCCGTTCGGAAAGATCGATGTCATGAACAATGAGGTGATAGCCTATGCGTGAGGAGGAAGACAGACATGTATGAAGAGAAAACCTATGAGAACCTGCTCAACAAGGCGATGTCGGACATCGACCCAAAGGCCGGCGTGCAGCTGGGAGAAGGGTATCTTTCCTACAACGCGCTGTCCGCTCTTGCCTATGAGCTGGAGAAACTCTACGTCGAACTGAACTGGGTTATCGGGCAGGGACATGTACAGACAGCTGATCTGGAGCATCTGATCCGCATCTGTGATGACAGGGGAATCACAAGAAAGCCCGCCACATTCGCGGTTGTCTCTGCGCAGGGCGATGCGGCAATTCCGGAGGGCACGAGGATCCGCCTGAAGGGATACATCTTCGATGTGGGAGATGTACTTGATGAGACGACCCACTTGTACAAGGCAGTCTGCGAGACGGCTGGCACCGGACCGAACGGCATCAGCGGCAAAGCGGAGATCGTGGACTATGTCCAGGGACTCTCCTGGGTCACCATCAATGAGCTTCTGATCCCCGGACAGAACATCGAGTCAGAGGACTCCTTACGGCAGCGCTACTATGATTCGTTCGATACGACAGGCTTTGGCGGAAACGCCCGGGACTACAGGAAAAAGGTTCTGGAGATCGACGGTGTGGGTGCTGTTCGGGTTACAAGAGCGTGGAATAAAGATATTCATCCGGGCCAGATGATTCCCAAAGACGTGGTGACAGCCTGGTATGAGAAGAACCTGCAGAGCTTCCCGGAGGAGGTACGGAGCTGGCTGACTGCAGTATATACTGCCGCGCATGATCGTTTGCTGACAGTTGGCGGAACGGTGCTTGTCACAATCCTGAACTCGGAGCTCTCTCCTGCCAGTGACGAACTGGTAAAGGAAGTCCAGGAAGCACTGGATCCGGATGATGGAGAGGGAACAGGCATTGCCCCAATCGGGCACCTCGTGACAGTTCGGTCTGCTGAGGCGGCCCCCGTCACGGTGAGCGCAAAGCTCTCGTTCTCTGCGGGATATACCTTTGAGCAGCTCACTGTTGCAATTGACACAGAAATTTCGGGGTATCTAAAGGAGCTGCGATCCGACTGGCAGAATGAAAAGACCACAACAGTCCGTATCCGCCAGATCGAGAACAGGATCCTGAACATCCGTGGGATCCTCGATATCACAGGTCTTACGGTAAACGGCCAGACAGAGAATATCGAGCTGGACGCTTGCAGCGTTCCGACATACGGAGGGTTTACGAATGGCTGACGAAATTCGAGCAGGAGATGTAGATGTCATCCAGTACTTCCCACCGCACATCTCAAAGATCACGGAGTTCCGGCAGATCGCGAACACCTACGATGAGGAGCTGAAGCTCACCTGGGAGCAGATCGGGACAGCCCTCGCCAACATGTTCATCTCCTCGGCAAACAGCCAGGGACTTTCCTACTTTGAAGGGTTGCTGGGCATTACTCCATCTAAAGAGGAGACGCTCGAAGTAAGAAGAGCAGAAGCCCTTCGATTGTGGAGAATCAGTCAGAGTATCTACACACTCCCGGTATTCCTGCAGCTGGTGAAGGACCTCTACGGGAACGTGCAGTACAACAAGTTCATCATCGAGAACAATCGGCTGTATGTGAAGAACATCAGCCCCAACGACTTCGAGGTCGACAACAACCGGTACTACGCAAACATCGGGGATGGCCACGGTATTGTGATCATCAGTGAGAACTTCGATGTCGGCTATACGATGACCTTCAACATCGTGGCAAACGACTTCACACTGACAGAAAAGCTCCGAAATCTCTTTGATACCGTTACGCCCGCCAACATCGTCCCACGGTACCACAGCTGGATCTACTGCATCGAGGAGACGACGGAGTGCTTTGGCGGTGCGGTCTCCTGCTGTATGGGCGTCATGCAAAGGCCCGGACGGGGAGGAGAAGTCATCCTGCAGCAGTACGCAGGCGGTGTGCTGACGGCTTCCCAGATCTACTACATCACCGCCAGGTCTTAACGAAAGGAGCCACCAATGGCGAATTACAAGAACTTTATTATCACGGATGCCGGTGACGCGTTAAACGCGGATGTCCTTGGAGGAAAGACAAGGATCGAGTTCACGGGCCTATCGGTTTCCGATCAGAAGTACGAGGAGGACGAGCTGAAAGAGCTGACAGATCTTGCCAGCATCCAGCAGTCTACCACAAAGCTCGGGATCGAGGTTCTGGACAAGTCCCAGGTACGGATCACGGGAATTCTCTCCAATGAGAGCCTGAAGGATGGCTACTACATGCGGACCGTAGGACTCTATGCCAAGTCCGATACCAGTGACAAACCGATCCTCTACGCGATCTGCATCGAGAGCACCGGGAACAGCTACATGCCGCCTTTTGATGAGCTCTCCCTCTGTTCCGCAAGTTTCTCCATGACGGTGTTCGTGGGAAATGCGCTGAACGTAAAGATCAGCGTGTCTGATGCGGGGTATGCAACGATCGCTATGGTAAATGGCCTTGTAGCTGACATCACGCAGAAGGAGGGAAACCTCGTTGTCCACCACGTGAACGGGAAGGAGGACAGCCTTTCCGTATCTGGCAGCGATGGTGTGACAGCAGTATCTGCAGATGCCGATACCATTACGGTAGAGACGAAAAACGGCGGGGAGAGCGCATCTGCTTCCTACCACATCGACAAGGTGAAGGACGTGACGCTTTCCGGTTCTACCCTCACGGTCACGAAGTACATCTCCGGAAAGGAAGCGGCAAGTACCTATGAGCTGCCGGCAGCATCGGAGAGCACAGCAGGTCTTTCAAAGCTCTACAGCACCCTTGCGGAGAAGTCGGACGGAGCTGTCACGGCAAAGGCGGTGTTTGACGCGGTCGTGAAGGCCCCTGTTCTGGATACCACAAAGAAGGTCGATCTAACCGGGTATGTGAGTACACTGGACAACCCAAAGACCTATACGGCCAAATCCGCGGGGGTAGTCAGCTTCACCTATAACCTACGGATCCAGTCAGCGCCAAAGCAGTCCCAGGTGATCATCTACCACAATGACAGGGAGGTGCGTCATCCGAATTTCGGCTACACGGCAAAGTCCGGAACAGAGTTTCCCTTTGACTCTCTCTACTATGTTGACTCCGGGGAGATTGGGGTGAGGGCAGGGGATACCCTGAAGCTCATTGTGGATGGCAGCGGTTCCGCGTTCAACAGCGCGGTGTTCACACCGTATAAGTGAACCAAAGGCGGAGAGGAGGACGAATGAACAACTATAACGGCTATCGGGAGTTGAACCTCGTGGGATTCACGGACAAGGGCGAATATGATCCTGATGCGGAGTATGTCAAAAATGATCTCGCCCATTACAAGGGCAGCATCTACAAATGCATTGTGGATGGCACAGTCGGAGTTCTCCCGACCGAGAGATCCAACTGGAACTGCTTCATGAACCGGCTTGAGGGGGTATAGCTTGTAGAGAAGAAAATCACCAAGAACGGAGTATATGATGCTTCTGAAGCAGGAGTGGATGGTTATTAGAAGCTAAATATACATGTCACTGATCTTATTGAGAGACCGCATCTATATGGTCCATCACCGAGTGGTTTTTATAAGGCGAAGCAGGCGAATAGCTTCATTGTGAGGCATTACAAGAAGGTAAGTGTCAGGAGGTATGAGTATGTCATCAATCAAGACGCTTGATATGAGTACAATAAGCGGTTACTGGAATAGGGTTAAGACTCTTTTTCAGGTAGTGTTCGGAGTCACCTTGACAGAGAGTAGATCCCAGGAAGTTACATTGTTCGGCGATCTTAAGGTATGGTTGGAGTATCCATATTCCATCAGCAGCGAGTGCTATCTGAAAAACAAAGAAAAGGGAACCAACATTTTTTTGCTGCAGAATAATTCCTCAGTAATACATTACGTTAGCGGCAAACACTTTGCAGCTTTGTGGGGATCTAATGCTACGCTTGATTCTGACAAGGACCTGAACTGTATCGTGAAAATTACAGATGAGAGGTATTTTTTTGCTTACTGTGGTAGCGATAAATGCTTTATGGATTTGAATAATCAAGGGACATTATTTGGTATTGGAAATTCCGATTACAATGATAATCTACCTTCATTTGGGAAGGATTCTTTCGTATCAGGTGTAGTGATCCCTTTTTATTTTATTTCCGAATATGCAAAGTACAACTTTGTCTCGAATTATTGTTACTGGGTGACAAGGGCAGGAGATTATCTTCCGATTGGTTCTGAAGTTACTGCTGGCGATGAAACATTCATAATCATCACGCACGGGACTCGTTTGAGCTCCGGAGCAAATGAAAATCAGTATTATCTTGCAGTCAAAAAGGAGGAGTAAGATATAGCTTCTAAAGTAATAGATAGCGATTTTGATGAGATGTTTATTCATGCGGTATCGGCTAAGCAATGGAAGGAGGTGATTCCATTGATGGATTTCATAGTGAAGTACTGGGTGCAGGAGCTATTTGCGCTTGTCATTGCAGCGGTAACCTGGGTGTGGAAGACGGGGGATGCCAGGAAGAGGGAGAACATGATCATCAAGGAGGGGATGCTCGCTCTTCTTCATGACAGGCTTTTCAAGGCGTGCAGCTTCTACATCTCGCAGGGGTGGTGCTCCATTGAAGGGAGGCAAAACCTGGAGTGCCTGTTTAAACCGTACAGTGACCTTGGAGGCGACGGTACAGCAGAATCTCTGTATCACAAGTGCATGGAGCTTCCGATTTCGCTGGAAGAGAAAGGCGACAGGGATCACAACGAACAGAAGGAGGAGAGATGATGGACTTTGGAATTGCAAGTGTGGCGGCGATCACGGTGATTGCGTATCTTGTCGGCATTGGCTGCAAAGCAGCTGGCTCTGTGAAGGATGAGCTGATCCCAGTGATCTGCGGATGCGTCGGTGCGGTGCTCGGCATTGCGGGACTGTATCTCATGCCGGACTTCCCGGCAACGGACGCGATCAATGCCCTTGCTGTCGGCATCGTGTCCGGTCTTGCCGCGACTGTAGTGAACCAGATCTACAAGCAGCTCACCAAGACAGGTGCTTGAGAGGAGGTGATCCTCGTATCTCGGCGGTTCCTTCCGTTAAAGGGGCGGTATAGGCTCTTCGGGCTTCAAAACCCGGAGGGCTTTTTGATTTGCAGGAAATCGATATTTGAGTAGGAGGAGAAAATCATG